GATGGGAGTCTGCCCCGCAGTGTGCGTGACGATCAGGTTTGGCGTAGATCCCGCATAGCGGAAATACCACACGCTGAGCCGGGAAGTTGTACCGCCTCCATTGGCCTGAAAAATCTGCGTCCAATCGGTGAAGGTGTGCGCGACTTGGTCCGATGAGTGAACCACGGCAATCCAGATGTCATTATTTACCGGGCTTGCCGGTGCCCCAAGCGTGATGTTGCCACTCGCCGCGCTGCCCTCCGCTCCGACTCCGACAACCTGAATCCCTACGGTAAGATCGCCCGATGACCAGTCATCCAGAATGGCGGCTGTCGTGACGCTGCTGTAGCTGATTCCGGCGTTTCCGCTCGCGATCGAAGTGTCGGTTGTGCCAAAAAGAAAGGTCCCGTTTTTGTAGGCCCTGAGCGTGCTTCCGTCAGCTTCCAGCCGAAGGACATCATTCGCCGAAAACGCGGACGTTATTACCGCTAGGTGTGTCGCTGTCCCTGCGACCATCTTCGTGATCGCCACGTTGCTTGTGGCGGCAGCATTTATGACTACCCGGTAGTACGTTTGCGCTCCGGTTGATATGCGGACCGAAACGCCTACTCCCTCTGCGCCCCCTACTGACCCCCCCGTGACCGACACGACTGTCGCTTGGCTGAACTGATCGTTTGAGAAACCGCCGGGGTTCCAGTATTCGGAACAATCGCTGCCGCCAAGACCACTTGGCTCAGCTCGATTAGTCAAAACCTTCCATGTGCTTTCAGCCGTTACGACGGTCCAGTTGCTTCCAAGGTCCAGGTTGTCGCCCCGATTGAAATCATCCGAAGGGTCAAAGGTGCCGGGCGCGGGAGGGTCAGCGAATTCCCGGTGCCATGTCTGGTTGCCAAGAAGGACCTCCTTGACGCTGCGCACGGAGGAAACCCGAAGCTGATCGAGAAGCAATTGCCTAATCAGGTCTTGCACGGTCCCGCCTGCCGGGATTGTGATGCCAAGCCGGGTTTCGAGCGCTGTCCTTCGCGCCGTTGTGAGCGCATCGGTGCGAGCGCTGCCAATTTCCCGCAACTGCGGCTCTGCGGAAGTGCCCGGCAGGAGCAACAAGCAAAATCCGGATGCAGCCGTGGGATCTGGTCGCATGTCAACCGCGCTCCAACCGGCATCGGTGACGAGCGGGCGAAACGGATCACCCTTCGTTCCGGTGCCGGTATATGGAGAGAGGTAGAGCATTTAGCTTGCCCGCGCGCTTATCGAGGCAATCCGGCCCTGGCCGTCTCGCTGGACGCTGAACGTCCATTCCTTTACCCGCTCTACGACAACCTCCACCTTTGAAGGCGAGACATTGATTATCGGCGGATCGCTTTTTTGTTCCGGGACGTTTACCTGAATCTGCGGGTGAACCTCAACCTTCGGCGTGTCCTGCTTCGGGACGTGGACTTGAATTGTCGGCTGAACCGTTATTGACGGCACTGAGCTGGGTTTGCTTGAAAGGATCATCGGTTTATTTGGATAAGCAGTCGATTACCGCCCCATACGAGCGGACGTTGCGTTGCACAAGGGAATGCGCTTCGTCGGCGTCCATCTCATACTGTGTTATTTCGCCGGTTGCCGGATCAGTAGCGCTAAGGGTGACGATTTGCCCTGCCAGCTCTTGCTCTGCCCGAACCTCGGTTTGCTGCGCCGGAGCGGGCCTAACAACCTGATATTCCCGCGAGCCGTCCGAGAGCGTTACGCTTTCAAGGGTTGGCATGTCGGGATCTCGCTGCAACTTCTCTGCTTCGCCCAAGTCGCGATTGATTTCCTTAATGCCCGCTTGGATGTTCGCTTGCGTTCTCTTTGGCGCTTCGCTTCGGATTGCTGTGTCGGGGTCGTTGGAAAGTAAGATTGTGTCACGCTGAGTCTTTGAAAATCCGGCTTGCCTCAATTCCTTGTCGCTTAGGCCCGCGTCCCTGAAGTCGCGAATCGTTGCCGCCCCGCCACCGATGAGCCCCAGCGGCAGGACGGCAAAGAAGACCTCTCCGCGCTCCTTGACGTAATCCTTCATGATCTCGTCCACGTTGGCGTCCGGCATGTCGTCGCGGATGTGAGACAACAACGCGGGAATGCCATCCGAAACGGCGTCTTGCAGTCCTTCCTGAAGATTCTGCTCCGCGATGCCTGCGCCAAGCTTGGTCGCCTTTGCGACGATTCCTGCCTTCATGTCTGCGAGAAACCGACCTGTTAATGGAAGCGTTCCGGTCAGGGTGCGGATCTGTAGTCGCTCAATGAATCCCTGAATAGCGCCACTGGCCAGCGAAGCAGCCCCGGCAACATTCGGATCCATGTCGGGATTGTTGAGCCTCATCTGCTCGTACTCGTCGCCCGCGATTGCGAGAGTTCCCAAGACCGGGTTGATGCCCGCCGCCGCCATGTAGCCAATTGAGCCCGCCAGCCCGTAGATGCCGCGCTCCGCGGTCGCCCAAGAGATAAACTTCCCTTCAGGGGTAATCGGCTTGATCGGGTCGATTCCATTCTTGGCCACGTCCCGAAGCTCCCGAACTACCTTCGTCATCTCTTCGGCCTGACTGAGCCGCTCAAGCTCTATCGTCTTCTCGGGCGAGTCCGGCTTGCGCTCAAGCTGCATCCGCCGAACTCGCGCCCCTTGCTCGATCAGGTTGATCGGGTTGTAGGCCATGACGGGGATGCTAACCAGTCCGCCTACGTTGCGGAATCGCATTGGACCTTCGAGGAAGCCAAATCCCCGCGCCGTCGCCTGCCCGAGATTCTTTGCGAACTGTTCGAGTTCATTCAGATCGAAGTCGCCGGATGCCTGTGAGGCAAGGATCGCATATCGGTAGGCCTTCTTTCGCTGGTCAACCGGCATCCTGGCAAGCTCTGCCCCGATGGCCTGCAGGTCGCCCTCGTCTGCTTCCCCTTTCGCGAACTTGGTCAGAGAGTCGTAGACCTTGGCCGCAATGGGCGCGACGGCTTGTAGATCGTCTCCTGCTTGCGCCAGAACCCGCATGGATTGCTGAAGTGTGTCCGCGTCCTGTTCCTCGTCTACGAGTTCGATGTTCTTTTCCTTCCACTTCGAGAACGTATCGACAAGCGATGTCCGCTCGCCTGAAAGCGCGCTGTCGAGCGCCTGCTTGACCGCGCTGGTGTTGAGTTCATTAAGAGCCAGCTTCTTCTTTTGCTGCCACTCGAACTGACCTTTAACGAGATCGAAAAACTCCTTCTCTCCGACCTCGGGCTTGCCGAAGTTAGCCTTCGCGTAGCCGTTGCGGTCCGAATCATACTCGACGCCGCGCACTTCCCGGCCAAGACGGTAGCTGAGGAATGCTCGGTTGGCCGCCCCATAGCGAACATCCGAAGGTGAAAGCGAAGTATTCTCTGCGCGCTCAATCTCGTCTGAGCCTGACAGGGATTCAAAATAGGCCGGATCGGTGAAGACTCGCTCGAAGTGCTGTTCTTCCTCTTCCTTCTCGGCGCGCTCAATCTCGTCCGCGTACGCGAGAAGCTCTCGCTCCATGCGCTTGCGGTCCTCACTGGCGGCCTCGTCTAAGCCGTCCATGTATTTTTGAGCCGTGAGTTCGTCTATCATGGGAAAGTGTCAGGAAATGCGTAACGCACGCGATTGCGGCCTATGACTCACGATCTGCCGCGATTCGCCGCGCCTCCTTGGCGTCCACCATGTAAAAGGGAATATTGCGCTGTTTGAACTTCCTGGCCTGCGCCGGATCCGTCCAAGCGATGTCGATCCAGTTTCGTCCTGTCTTGTTGTTACCATACCCGCCGTTGTCCATGACCTTGAAGACCACTCCGGGATAGCGCGGCGAGGTAAGAAACTTGCTCTGCCATGGGCTTTTCTTGTCCATCGCCACCGTGACGTATTCTCCCCTTCCGGCGTGGTAGTCCTCCATGGTGGTTTGCCCGAGGATGCGGTTGCCATGAGCATCAAGTGGTCCGCCTTCAACCCTGGGATCTAAGCCCATGTCGGAGGTTGCGCCTGGTCTGTAAGCGGTGACTTCTTGCACCGTGTGCCTGTCTAGGGCTGTGGACGCCATCCCCTCCCCGAACTCATAACGGGGGGAAAGCCTCTGCCGGATCGCATCCGGGGTGAGGCGCTGCCGTAGCTTGTCACGCGCCCCCGGTGGCAGGATGTTGTTGCCAGGGTCTTTCATTCGGCTGGGCGCGAATATCTTGGCGGCTGAATCCGTAACGTCCCTCCCGATGGTGGCGCTTAGCTGCTTTGCAACCTGCTCAGGGGTCGCATCAGGGTTCTTTTCAAGCCACCCCCGCATCCTCTCTTGGTAGGCTTCCGTCTTGGTCCAAACCTCCAAATGCTTGTCGCGGTTCTTCAGAAGATAAGCCGGATCGCTTGACGCCTCTTTGCTGCTGTAGCCCTCAGGGTCGAACATCCCAGCCTTGGCAAGCGCGGTGATCTCCTGATTGATGGCCGATTCCAGCTTCTTGTTTGAATCCTTCGGCTTGCCTTCCCTGTGGCGATTGTATTCTTCGCGCAGATCTTCCTTGAGTGCCCCTTGCATTCCTTTCGGGATCGTTCGGTCGATCTTCTCGTGAAGAGTCCAGAAGTTCGTCATCGCCTCGTCGTCGGTTTCGGGGCTATATGCGCCGATTTCTGTTCTCACGGTGACGACCGCCTGTGGATCATACTCGGGATTCCTGAACAGGTTGGCGGTGACGGCTGCGACCTGTAGTTGAGTCAGATTGCCGTTCGCCATGCGGGAAACATCCTCAGGGGTCGTGATCATCCCGGCATCCTTGGCGTCGTCGATCGCCTGCATGGTTTCGACTTCGCGGCTGTTGACCGCCTCCCTAGCCATCTTTTTGTACTTATCAACCAGTATGGGATTCTTGATCTTGTCGTAAACGTCGCTCGTGCCGGTCGTTTCGATCTCCATCATCTCTTCGAGCACGGGCCGCGGGTTGCGCCCGATGTCCTCGCGGATCTCGTAATCCTGCTGAACACGCTTGATGTCGGAAAGCCGCGCATCGGCCTGCGCCTTATTGATGTGGCGAGATTCAAACATCCGCGAAACAACCTCCATCGCGCCCTCGGCGTCTCCTTCTTCAAGCCGCGCCTTATAGTCGTTCTCCTGCGCCTGAAAGTCGTTCTCGATCTGCTCCTTGTTGGCAGAATTGATGATGCCGGTCCGCATCTTTTGGTTGAACAGCGCCAACTCGGGGCCAACAACCTCTGCCACGCGAGGACTCATCTTCAGCGCGGCGATCCCTTGCTGGGCCATCGGCGCATACTTGGAATCCCAAAGAGCGAGACGCTCAGAGATGGGCGTCTGCTTCTCGGCAAGCTCCTGCTCGTACGCTGCCTCGACGGTGCGGAAATTGATGCTTGCCCGCGACTTGTCGCCCGCATCCTTACTCTCCTGCATCGCCGTCATTAGGCTTGCGACACTGCTTCCGACTTGCTGCCCTGCCCCTGCGATTGATTGCCCGACGTCCATCTGTGCCGCCGAGAGTGCCCGGTAGGGCGCGGCGTTCAGCTCGGGCTGCATCAAGCCCGGTATGTGCCGCTCAAAGTTGGTCGCCTCCTGGTAACGGGCATTCGGGGCGCGCATCGGTGGCGCTGCCGCGGTGCCTGCTTCGCCCTTCGGAGCGGGTGGTACGATTATTTGAATCTTTGCCATGTTATGCAACTGCCCTGAAGCCGCCTGCCGCGCTTCCGACCATGCTCCCGATTCCGCTGATTAGGCTGCTGGTTCCCTGCGCGCGGTATGCCTGCGCCTGAATCCCTCCCTCGAAACGGGTCAACTCCGCTGCGTTTAGCGCGATGCGGTTCTTTGCCCCGGCGATGAGAGAATCGTACTGTGCCGCCTGAACCTGACTCTCGTAGTTGGCTTTCATTACGTTGGCCTCGAACGCCGCTGAGGCAAACTCTGCCCTCCCTGCGTATTCCGCCACATCTGCCGCCCGCATGGCCTTTCGGGCATCCAGTTCCGCGATGTAGTGTGCATCCTGCACGGACGTTTCGGCCAACTGAGCCGCATCGGCCAAGACGACAAGGGGTGATCCCTCGAATGTGACTCCACTTCCGGCATATTTAGCCCGGATGGCAGCGATCCTCCGTTCGTTGTCCTCGCGCATCCTGCTTGCTTCCTCGCGCTGCTGCGCCCGAATGTTCTCGGCCTGGTCGCGCAAGATTTGTGCGTTCTGAAGCGCAACCTGTTGATTCGCGGCGGCGATAGATGCTTGCTGGGAAGCCAGCGCGGCATTGTTGGCCGCAATCGCGGCTGCCTGCTGCGCCTGCGCCATCTGCATCTGATATGCAACCATCGCGTTTTGCTGCTGGATCTGCGCATTGTAGTTCGCCATCGCCTGCGCGTTCTGCGCGGCCTGCTGCGATGCGCTCATCTGAACCGCCACCCCAACCCCAGCGACAACAACCGAAATAATGGCTGGCACCGCCATCCAGTTGCAGTTCACCCTCTGTTCGAATTCCTCTTGGAAACGACGCTTCATGCTGTTGCCTCCTGCATGGTTGTGAACATTGCCGAAAGCTTGGTGTCGTCGGCTTTCGCCCATCCCTCGTGCTGCATCAGCCGGGCGATTCCCTGAACCGTGTGGGCAATCATAAGGAAGTACCCCATTCCGCGCGAAAGGGCCTTCAAGTGCGTGACGGCCGCGACCGTGGCGGCCCTGGTCTGCGATGTCGTTTGCCGGGGCTTCGCGACGAGATGTTCAAGAAAGCAAACCCCTACGCCTTGCGCGAGGTACAGGAAGAGAAACACCTTGTCATCCTGTATGAATCCATCGGTTGAAAAGACGACGACGCCAATCGGTGGCAAGCAAGCTTCCGGTGGCGCGGTGCGCCCGTGAGCTTCCGACCATACGCACAGCTTCGGGTAATCACCGGTTTCGTAGGGCCGCAGTTGCATGAGCGATTTATTCATTGCCGAAGAAATCCAGTATTGGGGTCAGGGAGAGGATGCAGAGCGGCATCGGCTTAGATGTTCTGAGGGTCAACTCGGCGAAGTCTTCGTAGCTGCCGCCTAGCGACACCTTCTTTTTGCCGGTGAAGACAGGAGGGCTCGCGTCCATCTCGTGTCCGATTGCTCGAAAAAAGACTTCATCCCACGCTACTTCGTCGGGCGAAACCTCGCAGCCCAGGCTCTTGTAAACCTCGATTGCCACGCGGTGCACGCGCGCCTTGCGGCTCTTGGTCGAGCCATCTTGAAGCGGAATCTCCAGGTTCATCGGCTTTAGGACGGAAGTATAGGAAAGCCCGACGAGCACATTCGAAGCCGCGTAATCGAGCGTGATCGCGCCGCCCGAGACAACCTGATCGGGCTGAATCGCCCCATCGGCCAGAATCGAAACCGTTTTGCCTTCCAGATGAGCCAGCCCGGTGACGCTGGTTGAAGGACTGCCAACGATGGAACGAAGAGCGCAATCCAGATAGAACCACGCCGCCTTGTCCGCGTCTTCGAACTCGTTGCGGTGGCTTGGGTGTAGGCGCTCGATGTATCGTGCCGTCACGCCGCTGATTGTGCGGTTGACCAGGAACCAAACTTCATCGGCCCCGCTGCCGCCGTAGATCGTTCCAACGGATTCGAACTCGCCATCGGTATTGTGCGGGTGCCATCCAACTACGTTTTGATCGCGCTCGTAGGTCATGCCAGCCAGCCTGCCGTCAGACGTGATGATCCAAAACACGGCGTCGGGTTGCTGCTGGAACGCGGTTTCGACTACTCCATCGCCGGTGATGTGCTGCGCGAGAATTGTCAAATCGGGCGCCACCCATCCGTCCTTTTCAAACGCGAAGGTTAGTTCCCTGATCTTCGTGCCCTGGCGTTGCACGAATAGAATGACCTCGTTGATGAGCTTGGCTTGCACGTACGCGCTCCCGTAGCTGGATTGCCGGGTTGCGCTTACGTTGATCGGGCTCAGGGCCTCGTCCTGGTCGGTGCGCTCGAGCGTCCATTCCTCGCCTGCGTTGCCGATCAGGAGGCGCCCCTGCTGGCTAACCAGCCAGTTGATCGGATTGCTTTCGTTGGCGGCCAACCCGAACACGAAGCTTTCGTCGGCACGGCTTCCGGTTCTGAAGTTCTCGAAGTCGTCTATGAAGCTGCCGTAGATGCGAAGCGGCTTCATCCGCGTGCCAGCCAGCACGAGCCGCGAGTCGTGCAAGGAAATCGCCCTAGCGAAGCCCTGCTTCGTGGAGAAAGCCGCCTCTGCCCAAATTCGGGTTGCGTCAGCGCTCCACAAATCCGCCATAACCGTTGCATTGACTACGGTTGTTGATGTGAATCCGGTAATCTGGATGACCCCATAGTATCGCGTTTCGCCAATCTCTAGCCGCCCAACCGGGTCAACCGTTCCGGCAACGCCCTCGCCGTCCCACACCAGCCGCATTTTACATAGCTTCTCTTCGATGCCGGATGCGCTCACGTTGCGTTCGCCGTCGTTTGTGCTGCGGTAGGTGCGAACTTGCTCCCACTGGGTTGTGTCTAGTAACTGGCGCTCAATAATCACCGTGCCTTGCCAGTTCCCGTAGGTCGTAAACTCCCATGACCCCAAAACCTTTATGTCGTTAGTCGTCTCGTCTGTCGCGTCGAGGTTCACCTGAATGTAGTTATTCCCGCTCCCGCTCCTGCTGTGCCCGATGATCCACCAGCCGCCCACGTCCGTTGCGCTGAAGAGCGCGGCGGATGCGGTGAGGGTTACTGCCCCTGTATCTGAGCTTGGCGTGATTGTTATGTCGCCATCGTGCAAATCGAGCGTAGGCGGGAATTTCCAAGCGATGTTTTCCCAACTCCAGCTGTCGTCCGCTAACCGGGAAAGCTTCGACGGGTAGTAGCTGGGATGGACCACGTAGAGAATGTCATTGATCTGGCAATACTGAATCTCCCGAAGATCGGCCTCCTGAAAGGGTGTCGGGACCTCGACGATTGATTGCGCGATCCACCTTCCATTTGCAAGGTCGGTCGCAAACGTGCCGCTCGTGTGGGCTACAAGGCAAAAGTAAATAATCGCGGTTTGCAGGACGTAGTTTCCGGCGGTGTACGGCGTGGCCGTGAGCCATGCCGGGGCAGTTGATTTTAGGACTTGTTGATCATTGCTCCAAAAGCGGACGTATTCGTGACCGAACTCCAGGATGAAATTCGTCGTCGTTGAAAAGTTGAACCCGATCATCCTGCATCGACGGTTCGAAAACTTAGGGTTCCCCATGTATTCAGTGCCCGGCCTGCGCAACACGCCGCCGTATGGCAGGATGAGGAAGTTTTCCAATCGCTGGCAAAGCGCCGGATATTTCTCCAGGTCGCTTCGGCTTCGAACGAACGGCGATGCCTCGCCAGCGTTGAAGCTCACTAGTGCGCGGTGGAAGCTCATCTTATTCGTGCCACCCCCATGTCCGCATGTCGTCGAAAAGCGCTATGCCGTGCCGGACTGAGACGTGACAATGCTGAGTGTGCGGGTTGCTGCCGGTGTACTTGCGCCAAACGGCCCGTGGGAAACTCTGCCCAACTCCTGAGAATATCCGACGATTGCTGATCACGTATTTGACGCGCGGTTCCAGCCCATCGGCTACCCGCAGCCGAAGCCACTCGGCGAAATGATGCGCATCGAATCCCCCCTGCGGATCATGAGTGAAGTCGCGAGCGCAAACGACATTGTGACACGAGCAAGGGTTGTGATCACTCGTGCGGGCCGAGTGCTGGGCGTCTCCAATTGCACCATCGTCTTCCTTGCTGCGATTGGGCGCGCTGCGGTTTACCTCGCCCAATAGCCCAAGCTTGCCCGTTGCCCCGAGTGATGCTGCGACACGCCAAGCCATCCCTAGATGCCTCCAGAGTGACGGGCCTTCACCAGCTCGCTCTCAACCCACGGAAGCTTGACCTTCGGCCTGCTTTCGTGGCCGTCGATCCTGCGGGCGATTGGCCCTATTACGCGCTCGTATTCTTGCAGTTGCTCCTGGCTGATCGTCGAAGAACCGCTGATCTCCTTAGCCAACGCGGCGGCGAGCTTGCACGCAAGCGCCTGAACGAAGATCGGATCATACTGAGAGGCATCGGTGTTCCGGTAGATGTATTTGACCTCAACTTCGGTTTGATCGGTCAGGAGCAACCGCCCTTCGATCTCCCATCGGCTGGGATCTTCCCCTGCCTCCCACCCGTTGAGTTGCAACATGCGGAGGTAATCCGACGGAAGCTGATATTGCTTCTCCCATCCGAACGAAGGATCGGTCGCCAGTGCCGTCAATGTCTCGCGCTTGATTGCGAAGTTCCACCTATGGGCGCGCAACACCTCGTCGCGAACAACCTCGTAATGAAGCAAGCAAGCCCGGCTTTCGACTGAGCTGCTGTCAATGGCTAGAATCCTGCTTGCCCCTATCCGGCTTAGCGCAAGGTTGCAAATCTGCGTCTCGGTCGTGGCCATCTTGTCTTAGAAAGTAGGCCGGGCGATTTATTGATCGCCGCCCGGCGTAGCGATTGGTTTTTGCTGCTGGCGGGAAGTGCCGGTTAAGGCATCCGGAACACAGCGTTGAGCACGATTTTCTTGCCTGCCGTCATCGGGAATGTCCCGGCGAGCGCACCGCGCAGCGTCTTAGCTGCTGCGGTCACGGCAAACGGTGTGATTAGGATCGCGTTGAGCGGAGTGAGAACCAGTGGTCCTCCAGCCGCCGTAAGCGCCAAATCAGCCGTTGCGTACCTTGCGACGTCGCCCGAGTCGCCAAACGAAGTGAAGATGACGGACGTGCCGCCAACTCCATCGGTCGAAACCCATGTGAGCCACGGGATCAGGTAAGAGCCAATCGGCAGGTCGCAGAACGACACGGTGTCGGTAGCGACTTCAGTGACTCCGGTCGTGTAAACGGCCCGGAGAAAACGCATGTCGCCGGTCAACCGCTGTCCCTCTACCCGCTGCCGAACGTTTACATCGTCCTGTGCGGTTTTAATATCAGCTTTGAAATCAGCCATTTTCTATCCTTTCTTTTCGTTGATTGTTTCCGTTTACGGCGATTCGTCGCATGCGATCGTCACGACCTTGACTTCCTCCATGCGGGTAGCGCCGAGGGCGCAAACCGAACGAATTTGCAAGGCGTGGCTTTGCGTCGGCAGCACGTCCATGTAGGTTCGCTTCCCGCTGTCGGTAAGCTGTAACCCGCTCTTGGTGGCGACGACTACCGTCCGAACATCCGTGCCCGCGTTGTAGGGCAGGAAGTTTTTGTTGACCCTCTTGAACTTGAACCCGCAAAAGGTATCAAGCTGCCCGGCGGCGAGAGCCTTGACGGTGTTGTAGTCGCTCGACTTGATCTCTGTCGTTGCAAGCAAATCCTGAATCTGCTTTGCGCTAACAAAGATCGTGCGCGGATCTTCCTCGTCGATTTCGGCATCATCCAGCAGGTATTTGGCCTGCAAGATTTTCGCAATCGTGAGTCCGATGCTTGCGCCTCCCAGGTTGACGGCAATCGCTTGTGCGCCCGGAAGCGCTGTCGCGGTTGTGCCGGTTTCACCCGTGTAGGCGGTTCCAACCGCGGCGGCCAAGACAACTTGGTCAACCAATCGGCTGTAGCCGTAGCCTTGTGCTTGAACGGTCTGACCTTGCGGCAGAACGACCGTGCCCAAAAACTTCTCGTCCCACTCGTCGAAGAGTGTTGCGAGATCGTAGGGCAGCGGGCGAACCCAGCGCTTAGCCAGTGGCGTGTCGGTGATGCGGGTTGCTCCCGCCCGTGTGGTAACCTGCTGGAAGTCGATTGCTCCCATCTGGTTGTAAGACTTTTCTTTCCCCTCTACGGAATCGACGAGAACGTAGGCTCGGCACTTCTCCATTTTCTGCTGGGCTAAGTGCTGCCAATTCGTGTCGAACTCCGTCACGTAGTGCTCGGGGATCTGCGTTACTGCGGCCATATAGGCATCCTCCTTGAGTTGTTGTTGTGAGTTTTGACTGCTTGCCAAGGCAACAGGAGTGTCGCTAACGCGGTCCCTGTCTTGGGGATTGCCTTGGCAGGCCTCACTAACGGAGGGTGTCTGCCTCGAACTGATTTGCTTTCTAAGTCAGCAATCTAAGGATGTCAAATAGACGCAATTATTTCCGTACAGGGAAAAGCCCTTGTAGGAAGGACCAACAACCTACAAGGGCTCCTTATGCGTTCCCCTCAGAACGGGAATTACCTACGCCACGGCGAAACGATTCGCAAGTTTCTACACTCGCGCGGAACGGTCGCGCTCGGCCTGCTCAAGATATGCCCGGACGCGTGCTTGAGTATCCTTGTCGCCCCCGTGGTACTTCTTGTAATCGGGATTATCCGGATTCGTCATGATGTCCTTCGCGGCCTGAGCTGCGCTGCCGGTCGTCGTCTGCTTGCCGATCGCAACGAGGCGATCTTCCGAGAAATCCTTAGATAGCCGGTAGATCAGCTTTGCCATGTTGGGATCGCTGAAGCCGGGCGAATCAACCGGAATGCCAGCGTAGGCGGCCAACTGCGCGACCTTCTGCCGGTTCGTGTCGAACTCTCGCCCCCAAGACTGCTGTAGCTCCTTGATCCCTGTCTCGAATTTCTGTTGCGCCTCAGCCTGCGCCATCTGAACCGCGGTTTGTGTCCGCATTCCTTCCATCTGCGCGTGCGCGGTGACGAGTTCTTTCAACGCAGCTTTGGACACGTTGTGTTTGTGCGCGATCGCAAGGAACGGCTTGGCTAAGTCGTCGCTCCATTCAACCCCATCGGGCAGTGTCTCGGGCTTTACTCCGTAGCCGTCCGCAGTGTCAGGCACGCCTACGGCCTTGCGATACTCGGCAATCTCTTCCGGCGTACTCTTCTCGGTTGGTAGAATGACGCCCTTCTTGCCGATCAAGCGCTGAGCGTTGATCATGCCGCGGGCCAGATCTGTCACGTTGCCGTACTTCTTGAGCGACTCGGATTCTCCCCGCATGTCCTCAGGCAGCCTGCCGGTCCAGTCGGGCGTGAACGTACCATCCTGGTTGATCCAACCTCCAGTGACGGGCGACGGTGCTGCTGGTGGCTGTCCGCTAGCTGGCGGTGGTGTCGACGCCGTATCTGGTTGAACGCCAGTCACTAAGCTACCAGAGTCAGGAATGCTTGCTGGCGGTTCTGCCGTTGCCGTTCCGCCTCCCGCTGTCGCTGTGTCCGCTTCGAAGAGTTTCATTTGTGGTTTGTTCCTTCCACGCCGCGGGCCAACCGATCACGGGTGCGCTTTTGGAGCCACATAAGGGACGTTTCCAGATGGGTTAGAGCTACTGCGTTCTCTCGGCAGGCATAAGTTCCTGCCTGAAAACTGCGTAGCCGGTCAATCACGATGGTCAGCAAAGCTTCGCCACTAACACCATTCAGTCCCGCTTCCTGAATCGGCCCATTCTGGAAATCGATATTCCATCCGCTACTTGCGCCTGTAATGGCTGGTTCTGCTCCGGGTTCGGAATGTAGGTCAATCGCATATTTGTGACACGCGCCCCCCTGTCCAGGTTCGTCCAGTACGGTGATTTCAAGGGCTTCGTTGAGTCCTTCCAATTTGTGATCAGTTAGTGTTCTCATGATTAGTAGGCCCTCGGTGAAAGGTCTAGCGATGGGTCGGAGGCTGGCCGGAACGTCGGTGCCTTCGCGTCCTCTCGGTCCTCGTCGTCCACCAGGTGCGGCTTCCGGTTAAGGTGCGTTTTGCGGCCCTTGTATCGTCGCTCGTATTCCTCGGGCCAGTAGTCACGGAACCATTCGACGACGGCCGGGGTCTTGTCTCCAGCCATCAGGTCAATCTCGGGCATCAGCGGAAGTCCCGGAGGAATGTCTTCGGGTCCCGGCATCGGGCGCCCAAGGTAAACTTCGGGCTGCTCGGCTGGCGGGAATGTGATCTTGCCTGCCATTTCAGCAAGCTTGGCCGCAAGTTGAGCGCCCTTGAGCTGCTCTTTCAGTAGCGCAATCTCGGCTTCGAGCATTCTCTTCTCGTAATCGATTGGCGCATCTTTGATTTCCTGAATCTGCTCGCCGGTTGGGTGCGCGATGTCAATTTCCCTTGTGCGCGGGTCTTCGCACTCGATGCTCATTATCTTGTCTGGTTGGTTCAAATGAATCTCAACCGGAAAGTCTGGTTCTGTTTTCATGATATTACCTTTGGTTCGCTTTCTGCTTCGTTGTCGCCTTTTGGTTGGCATTTTATAACGTGCTCGATGTGGAGAATTACGCTCCTTTGTCCGTCGCGGATCGCTGCTTTGATTCCATCATAGCTTCCTGCCGGTCCAGCCAGAAAGGCCGGTCGCCCGGTTCCGAACACAGTAGCCAAGTCCGCAAGAACCGTGCGTCCATCTGCTGAGAGAAAAAGACGGTGGTATGCGTTGATCGTTCTCTGCTGCTCGCGCGCCCGCTCGGCCCTCCTGGCTTTCTCGGCTGATTCATCCATCGATAACCTTAGGCTTTTGCGCCACTACGCCCGAGCCATCGCATTTGCTGCATGTTCTCCAGTGCATGGGGTCTTTGTCAGTCCCGGCGTCCAGCAGCAACCCGAGTTCCCCTCCAGCCCCCGCGCAATCAGGGCATGTCTCGAAGTCTCTTGGCAGGGGCATTATTGATTTAGGTATTCGCGAAGCTCTGTCTCGTTGTAAAATAACCGGGTTGGCTCGTCTTGGCTCTCCTTAGCGACAATCATTACCCCGCTAACTCCGCAGAATCTCGCCTGCCGCCTAACCTTCTGAAGCCAGTCGGGTCGGCAAACGATCCCGACACACGGCGGGCCTTCTTCTTCAAGTATCGCCTTTGCCTTTCGTAGAATCTCGATTGTGAGCGTTCCTGACATCACTGCTGAGGGATGAGTCCGGCGAGCGCCTTTCCGGCAACCGAGTCGCTCTTGACGCTGCCAACCTTCGCAGCCCCTTCGGCCATCGCCATCAGTTGCGCTTGCTGGTTGGCTTCCTCGATCTGCTTCTGGCGTGCTTCCCTGATCGCCTGCATGACCTTAGGGTCTGTGATCCATCGCTCGGGCAAACCTGCATTGCGGGAAACTCCTCGGGCTAATTCATCCCCGCTGAGGTTATCCCAAACCTCCGGCTTGGTTTGGCCTATTGGCGCAAGCATCTCCAGAACATTCATTGCGGATGCGTTTTCGAGCGCCTTGATCGCAAGCGCGATGCGGCTCGAATAGGTGACTTCCGGCTCTGGCATCCATAGGCCGGTGCCGTCTTGCTGCATAAGCTCGCGCGGAATCGGAGGCAACATGCCGTTGCGGTAAAGGATCTTGAAGACACGCTTGAGCATCGGCGATATGAACTCGGTCGTGAAGAGCGCGAACGTCGGGCTGAACTGGCTAAGCTTCTCGCTAGACCGCTCCATGACCTCTCGGGCTGTCATTTGCTTGTCCAGGTCAGCGAACATGCGGAACAGATCCACGTGGAACGCCCGGTTGATCGCCTCCTGCTTTTGGTTCACCCGGTCAAGCCCGATGTCGTACTTGCCTTGTGTCAACCATTCCTTGGGCAACGCATTCGGGTTGCTCTCGTCGAAGTAAGTGACGCCGTGCGCGCGCGTGTCGATCTCATCCTTGTGGCTCGACGGGATGAGCATCCGAGGGAAGGCCGACACTTCCGCTAGTGCGTCCATCTGCTTCTGAAGGAAGTTGAGCTGGCGTGCTTCGGGCAGCGCAATGGCGGCTGGGCACCATCCGTAAGGTTGCCCCGAAATCCAGCGATCGTAGCGCGAGGCAAAGAAGGGCTGCTCGTCGTAGCCGGATACCCTTACAATGTTCTTGTGCGTCTTCTCGATCGTTACGCTGGCAATCGGCTTATTGGTCGCGTCCTTCTTGCCGAACTCTATGTCGTCGTCGGCCCTCGGGAATACGTGGCGGATAAAGGTTGAAGTCTTTTCCTTCTTCTCGCCCGTCTTGTCGTCGAAACACTTTTGAACTTCCACCGATAGGTTCTCATATCCGAACCATTGAACGGCCTGCCGGGCGCTTAGGTCGAACTCCCAAGAGAGGGTATCGACCGACATTTCGTCGTCATCCGCAATGCAATAGGTTCCGACATCGAACTTGCGGAACGTGAGAAGCGAGCGTCTTCCTTCCTCGCAGAACATAACCGCAGTTCCGAATCCTCCACGATCGAGATACACTTGATGAATGACCGAATAGAAGTTGCTGCGGGCCAGCTCCAGCATCGCGACCTCGGTACAGATTCGATAGAAGTTCTCAACCGGCTCGTTGCCCTTCAGCTGCGCGGGCGCATCAAAGTTGAACCATCGGGTATCGTGCGGGGTCATCCAGGTCAACTGCCCGTTGGCCAGAATCATGTTCGCCTGAATGGCCGTTCCGTCGAACAGGATCGCATCCCGGTCGGCGTTCGGACTGACTTGCTGGCTAATTATGTTGCGCTGCCTCGGCATCACGTAGTTGGCCAGATCCTGCCACCAGGATTCCCACGATGCGCGATTGCTGAGAAGCTGCTGGTGCCGCGCTGAGACGTATCTTCCTAACTCAACTCGATCAAGTTTCAAAGCCACTCCTTTGGCTGCTCGCCATTTGAGTCAAAGAACGTGATCCCCGGAGGCGATAATGTCTCGATTTGCCAGTTGCCGCGATGATCGCAATGCATATGAGGAATCCCCATCCATTGACTGAGTAAGCGCAACCGTCTGATAAATTCGATTACGAACGCAAGCTCTGGTTCCACCGCTTAGATTTCCTTCCTGTTGCCCGAAAAGTCAAATGTTGCTAAGTCGCCTGATCTCGGCCATGACGCGCTCGACGACAACCGAGGGCTCTTCGCCGTTGGCGTAGATCGGCGCTCCGAATCGGACCGTTGTCCAGCCGAACGGCATAAAGCGGATGCGCTGCCGGTGGCCGTTCGAGAAAAGATGGAACGTGTAGCCTCGCCCGAGATGCCTGATCCCCATTGGGACTATTGGGCGGCTGCTTTGCTTTGATAGCCTCGCGATGCCGGTCTTGGGCCGATGGTCAGCATTCGGGCTGATCTTGCCCTCAGGAGCAACAAGAAGGTTGCGCCCGCAGTGAAGGGCATTCAGTGCCGCGCAGTAGGCTTGATGCCTGCGCGTGTCGTGCTCGTCGATCGGAACCGATATGCCGTCCAGTCCCTTGAATATCGGACCGACGATCGGAAGATTGAAGATGAACTCGGTCGCAAGGATGACCGGGCGATGTATCAGGTCGTAACAGTAGATCGGATCAAGGCTAGTCGGATGATTCGACGCGAAGATATAGCTTCCATCGAGTGAGTCTCGGACGGGCAACCAGTGCTTGTCGTAGATCACGCGCCTTCGGTTCCCGAGCCTGAGGATCTCAGAAGCGGCCCTGAACGCAAGGTGCGCGGTCCGCCGATTCATGCGTTGCTGTATCCCTGGAAGACGGCCTTGCGAAGTCCCGAGTAATGGCAGTGAGGAAGCGGTGGGATTACAGAATAGCGAAGCCGGTAGGTCTTGACCGCAGCCGCGATGCAATCGCTATCGGGCTCGCCAACCATGTCAGACATTGGATAGACCGGCATCAGGACCTCGTAGATGCTCAGCCCCTCGGGAATCTCAGCCGTCGCGCCGTCGATTGGGCCGCCAACGAATTCGATTTTCACGGTTTTGGCAGCGGTGGCTCCCATGTCCAATTGTTTTCAACCGGCATCTCCCGCACGGGCGAGCACCCGCAATAGAAGAGCGAAGTGACGAGGCTGATAATCGCGGCTGCAAGCAAGGTGGCAATCACTGCCGCCACCCTGCCGGTCATTGTCCGCCGCCTAGTAAACTGCCCGGAGGTGTCGCGCTCGACTTATAGCCGCCCGTCTCGCCCGCGATGAGACTTCGGGCAACGCCCCGCCGCGCGGCCTGCTGCCTGCGCTGATCGTCGGCTGCTTGCTGGGCTTCCAACTTAGACGTGGTTGGTGGGGGTGGCGTTGGCGGTGGCGGTGGAGGCGGGGGAGGAATGACGATCGGCGGGGGAGGCGGAGGAAGTGGCGGGGGAGGCGGCAGCTTGACCGGCTTGACCTTCGGGGGAGCAGGAGCGCCGCCTCCGAAGTTGACAACGTTAGCTAAGAACGGGCAGAGAAAGGGGTCTTGTGAGCGGAGCATTTTATGTAAATCCTATCGAAGTCGTAGAAACGGATACGCTGCCGCCGATGAAATGCAACAAAACGCATTTTGTAAGGTAGTGCGGTAAAGAATCTCCCCCACTCGCCAGCGTAAGCGAAGACATACCAGGTATTGAGATTCCATCGGTCAGGATCGAAGGAGTAGGATGGGTCTTCGATGAGTGGTTCCGCGGCGTTACGATCAACCGGCTTGCCCGCGATGATGTACTTCGGAGTCGAGAAGAGAAATCCGTAGGCCAGACAATTGCCTAAGTCTTCCTCAAGCTTGCGATGCGGACATCGCGCCGCGTAAAAGGCCCGCAGCTTATCGAGCGGCGTCATTCGGAGGGATCGGCCAAGGTGGAGCAAAGTCAGGGAAGTCGTGTTTGATGGCTTGCGTCAAGTCGTTGAGCTTCTCGCAGACTTCAGCTCCGTCCGATATAATGCGCACCGGCCAATCATCTGTCTGGCCGCAATTGCGCCATAGGAAGTCATGCAACTTAATAGCCGCGTGTTCTGTCCTAGTCATTCGACAACGTAGTTTGCTTCCGAGACATCCTCGATGACATAAACCTTGTCGCCCAGCCGCATGACGTGAGGATCACGCTTCGGATGAATGGGATCGCTTCCTCGGGTTGGGCACATGGGTCCGATTGATTGATAGGTTTGGCCAACACGGGCCTGATAGTAAACCGTAGGCGAACGGCCAACCCCCGGCTGAAGATAGAAGTTGGCCCAATGGTCATCCGTCTCGCCTGAGTCTATGCAGAGCGCCATGCTGGCGACGATCCAAAGGACAATCGGGCTCATCATTGTTTTGCCTCCGGTTCACGCCAAACCATCACGCCGTCATCCCTGAACCCGATTTCATATCGTTTGCCGTCGAGCGTGACAGTAAAGCCCTTAGTGAAGAATGGATTTGTGCAACTACTTCTCGTCGAGCTGTTGATCCATGCTGTCCCGCTTCCGAACATCATCAGAACCCCAGCGATAAGAAGACCTTTCAGCACTCCCGTGAGCATGTGAAGGGTGAGGGTACAATGATGATCGCGAGAGCGACCATTGCGAGCGGCACTCCGATCAGCCCGCCTGTGTTCCAGAATGCCTTGGCGACACTCAGTAGAGCACCTTCGGCTTGGGTTTGACAGGAGCTTCGAACCATTCTTTTACGGGGTCGGGTCGTTCTGGTTTCTTTCCCGGTATGTCGCGCAATCCACTATGCACTGTCGGCCTAAGGTGGGATGCGCGCGGGCCGGTAGAATGAATCATTCCATGCATCTCCGCTTCCGCAAGTGTTCGCAATCCATCGGCGAAGTGAGACGCCCAATCGTGGACGGGAGTGTCGAGCGTTAGGCCTGTCGATGTTTCGCGCTTGGTGTGGTAGCACGTCAATGCGTCGATGCCCCGATCGCACATCGGGAGCCGGAACGTCACGCGGGGGAAGATCTCCCGCA